TCAAAATCGTGAACTCGCCCTGCTATTTTTGCCGCTAGTATCATGTATCCGATTGCTGCTTTGTTGGTCATTGCTCGTCACTCCTTTCTTTGAAACCTCCGGCAAGGTATGTGGATAAACCGAAACTCGCCATAAACCCGAACATCTGTACTGCGCCCTGCACAAATGAGATAGTGTAGCGTTCCATTGCCCCCACGCTGCCAAGCACGAGGAAGAATGATGTAAAGGCTATTGCGCTGAATATCTTTTTCATAACTTCATGCTTCCTTTCGTGTGACTTTAGTCTCTATCCATTTTTCTACTTCGGAAAGCTTTACTAAAAAATCCCTGCCATTGGGTTTGTATGAATTTAGCTCGCCGCGATGTATGGCATTGTATATAACATCTCTTCCCATCGAGTAAAATTTTGCGGCTTCTTTTATTTTCATAAAGGTTTTCATTGAACTCATTACCTCACTTCAAATTCTTTTCAGCCCACATCCGGAGTTCTTGGGTGTGTATAACGATGCCATCAAGCATTCCAAGTACTTCTTTCAGCTTCGGCTTTTCCTTGTCCGAAATGACTCCATCAGCTGCGATGTCAATGATGCTTTCTTTTACGTTAGATATGTTGCGTAAAGCAGCTATCAATGTGAGTGCCAGTCTGTCAAACTCCATTACCTCTAGCTTGTGTACCGTGCTTTTGCCGATCGGACATTCTTGTGTGCAGTAATGATTTTTAATTTCCGGTGCGTTATATAGCTCTGCCATTGCAAGCACTCTGTCTACCGGCACTATTTTTGTGATGCTCAGCTCGTAATCTGTCAAAGTGCTTACCGATACGCCCAAGAGCTCAGACGCTCCTTCACGGCTGTTAAGCCTGTCATTGTATTTCGCTGCTTCTTTGCGTGCCTTGCAGTAAACGTTATCCGCTGCTTTTGTTGGTTGAAGTCCCATTTATTCGTGATCTCCTTTCTGGTAGAGTGAGGGTGGTGATTAGCTAGACAATTCGTCCAAGTTTACGGCAAAAAATAAAGTATCGATATCACTGTCTAAAAGCGCAGATATTTGTTTAGCTAAGTTAATCGTTGGATTTCTTATACCGCTTTCTATTTTGTAATAAAACGAAGCCGAAATCCCAAGTAATTTGGATATTTCAGAAACAGACATTCCATTTGATTTTCGTGCTTTTAGTAAAGCATAACGCATTGTTATCACCTCCTTGGACTCTTTGTCTATATTGTAATAGACGTAGCGTCCAATGTCAACAACAAATTTCCCATTTTGTCAAAAATATTTTTTAGTTAGACAATATGTGCTAAACTATTTAAAAGTATTCGGAGGTAAAATTTATAATGGGTACATTTGGTTTTAGATTGCGGCAGGAACGCGAAGCAAATAAATACAGCCGTGAAGAAATAGCACGAAAACTAAATGTATCGTATTGGACGATTGCAAAATATGAACTAGACGAACGCAAACCCGATATTGAGACTTTATTGCAACTTGCAGACATCTTGGATGTGAGCATGGATTATCTTGGCGGTAGAAATCTACCTAAGGTTACACTCAATCCGACCGTAACAGTCCCCCTCCTCGGCACGATCCGTGCAGGCTTACCGCTTCTTGCAGAAGAAAACTGTCAATACGAAGTGGAAGTGCCATCCGATTTAAAGGCAGATTTTGCGCTTAAAGTCACCGGCGACTCGATGTCATATGTCGGTATATGTGAGGGCGATATAGCTGTAATGCGTCAAAGCAACACGGCATCACATGGCATGATTGTAGCGGCCGGTATAGAGGATGGCGACTGGCAAGCGACATTGAAATTCTATGTTGAGGAAAAGAGCAAGCGATTACTTCGTGCTGCAAATCCTGATTATAGTGATATAATATTAAATGGGCATTATAAAATCGTAGGGTATGTAGTACAGATCCTCAAAGAGCCGCCGAGCTTGACTGACTATAGACAGTTTTTAACACCTAGAAACGTAACCGATGTGAATTGGCAAAACGTTATTATGACAGCAGCTAGTCATGGATTATCAGCAGCTCAGGTCGAGCATATGATTGATATTTTTAAGATTATGGCTAAAACAAAGTAGATACCACGAAAGGGTGTGTTGTTCATGGAGACATTGTTGATACTCGGTAGTCTCGTTAGTATGCTTATTTTTGCTTCATTTATCTGGTTAATCGTCAATATATTAAGACGCAAACCCAAAAAAGCAGCCTTAATAACGCTAATAATTAGTATTGCTTTATTGTTTGGTTTGATATCGCTGGCTCCAGATGATTTATATATTGCTAATGAAGCTCCAGCGGCAGAAGAACAGCCAGCACCAGAAGCAAGTCTTCCCGGAGTAATCCTTGATGTCACGGCATTTTATTACGGAGACACAACGGTCTCAGAAAGCCAACTTATCGAAATAAAAGGAGAGCCGGACGAAGTTGAAGAATGGAATTATAAAGGGAGAACTCTTACATACCCCATAAGAACGTTATATTACGGCAATTTCAGATTTAATTTTCATAATGGGATATTGCATAGAATTTCTGCTGATGATCTTAAAATATCATTCCAGCGCAACGAAGATTTATTGGGGATGTTTGGATTAAGAAGACATATGAACTCAAGTGTTACTGCCGATACTGCTTTTGCGTATCGAGTGAAAAACGCCGGTGTGTATGAATTTTGGGTTACACTCGGAGACGGAAACTATATAAGCAGTGTGCGAATTTCTTTTTCACAGCTTTTTGAGCAATAAACGAAAGGAGGAAAGCCAGTGGAAGTCGTCTTTGACAAAAAGCAAAAACATTATAGCTGTCGTTTTTGGTACTACAAGAATGGCAATAAAAAAAGTAAATACAAAAGCGGCTTTGCTAAGAAAAAAGATGCAGAAAACTGGGGCACCGATGAGAAGCGGCGACTTGAACAAAGACAAGAAGGTGCAGACAAATTAACTGTCGCTGAGTTTCTTAACCGTTGGATAAAAACAAAAGAAAGCAAGCTGGAGCCTACTACACTCAGCGGATATAAAACAAATATCAAGCATATAAATGAGCATCTAGGAGGCATATTACTTCCTAAGTTAAAACTCATTGATATACAAGAGATGGCCGATGCACTGCGCCAAAACTTGAAATACAAAACAGTCAGATATATTTGCCGTGTTTTGGCCGTTGCGCTCAAATACGCAATCAAAAACGACTATATCACCACTAACCCTTGCCATAGCATAGAGATCATCAAAGATGCAGAAGAATTTGCCGTAAAGATTTATGACGTGAACAATTTGAGAAAATTATTACAATCGCTAAAAGAACTAGAGCACTCGTTATATATTCCGGTTTTGTTAGCATCTATGCGTGGCTTAAGACGTGGCGAATGCTTAGGCCTGAGATGGACCGACTTAGATTTCGGAAATGGCATTATGCATATCGAAAATAACTATGTCGTTGTTGAAGGCGTTAGCTATCACAAAAATGTTAAGACAAAAGATTCAAAGCGAATAACCGCAATTGACGGATACTTGACAGATGAGCTGTTAAGCTATAAAAAACGTATGAATCAAAACGGACAAATACAAACATATGTTTGTGAGAACAATGGCAAGCTTCCGGAGCCTTCTCGCCTGTCACGACAGCTCAATGCGTTTCAAAAAGCTAATGGGCTGCCCGTATGTCGCTTTCACGACTTGAGACATACATTTGCCGTTTTGCAACTTGAGCACGGCACGGACTTGGACACGCTGAGGCGCTTATTAGGGCACAGCAAAATAAGTATAACATCGGATTTGTACTTGCATGCTAACATTAATTTAATCAAAGCTGCGACAAATAAGCTTGATAATGTCATAACTTTAACGGTTGACGAAACCAAAATGTCATTGTGACATCATTGTGACATTTTTTCGATTATTTTTGCTTAGATATCAAGCTTACACACAATCGGAATGAAAAAAACGTTGAAATTCCGCCAATATCGGATGGTTGAGAGAATAAGCGAATAGTCGTAATTGCGACTGGAAATCGTGTGTACGGCTAAAACCGTACCGAGGGTTCGAATCCCTCTCT